TGGCGCTCAACTTGGTTGTGCGCATGTATCTTATGCCTTTCGTCAGCAGACTCCAGGGTCGCCCCGGGTACGAGTGCATGGTCGGCATAGACCCCCAAGGACCGGCTTGGGAGGCTTTGCAGTGCTCGTTGGAGTCCCGACATGCTACCCGCCGTCTAGCGGGAGACTATAAGGCCTTCGATTTGACCACTAGCGAGACGCTGCTTGCAGCATTTTACGAGTCTATCGTGGACTTGGCCCTGGATGCGGGGTGGGATTCGCACGCTATTAGCGTTATGCGAGGCTTGGGTAAGAATCTGTCGCGCCCGGTGTACCTGTTCTTGGGACAGGCGTATCGCGTGTTAGGTTCTAACCCCTCTGGTGTGGCTATTACTACGCATACCAATTCGGGCGTCAACGCTATTATCCATAGGTACGCGTTCTACGCACGGAATAGGCATTTGCTTGACCGCCCCTGCCAGGTAAGCGCGCTTGACACGCTATTTACCAGATCGGTTTGTTTGCGCACGTATGGAGATGATGTTGTAGGGTCTGTAGCTGACGTCGAGGGCGTTGGCTCTATTAGCAACCTTGACGTGCGAGATGCGGCTGGTGCTTTCGGAATGGTATTTGGACCAACCGATAAGGCCAGCGAAGAGCTACCTTCGTATTATGAAGCTAGCTCCGTGGAGTTTCTCAAGCGCACTACGGTTTATGTGCCCAGTTTAGGGCACCGCGTTGGAGCCATCGCTTTATCTTCGATTAGGAAGAGCATCGCATTTGAAGAGCGTGGCGATTTTGAGAAGCGGCGGTCTACGCTTCGCTCTGCCTTGATATTGTTCTTCCCCCATGCGGCCAAGGAGGGGGTGGAGGATCCAGATGGTAAGTTTTCTGGCCTTAGGGATCTCTTCCTTAGTGCGTTAGCGGCTAGTGAGGGTGTGGACCCCACGTCCTTATCCCCATCAGTGCTTCCTACGTATGCCGATGTGCTCGCCTCCAGTCGCGATTGCACGCCAGAGTATGTGGTTGATTGCGCTGAGGGCGAGTACCAGTGTGCTCGCCAGTAGTGGTAGTTATTGTTTTGAGTT